AAATACATATGTTTTTACAGGTGATCTATAAAAACTTTTTAAAATTATTTTCAATATATCGTAAAATGAATTAACGTATAAGGAAATTAACTATTCTCTTTCCTATAGTTGTTCATCTTGCTTTCATGTATAGCCTTTAATTTTGGTGGTACTCTATCGATATTTGAAAATGGACGTACAAAATGACCGCAGTTAGGATGGAAACACTGTTTAGTAGCTTTGATACCTTCATAAGTCAGATAGCCAGCAGTTAAACCGTTAAGACTGATTATCATACCTTCGTAGTTTTTACATGCATCGTAAGTATCCGGCTTAGTGGAAATAATAGCTAAATCAGTTCCATCTTGTAACGCTTCTTCTCGAATAGCTTGAATATAGGCATTATTCATTTTGGTACGTGCGACCATAGAACTGTATGTTTTGAGTTTCCATTTTCTGTTAGCCTTGTCGATTATGGCTACATCTGCATCTTTAATTCCATTCTCTAAAAATTGCTTTCTTAATTGATCTTCGATCTGTTTAGCCATTGCAGACTGTTTACCAAAACGTCCACTTTTACCAGCGTTTGAAATCTCCTTAGAGACTACTTTTCTAACTAACTGTTTTACGTTGTTTTGGGTATTGTGGGTAGCTTTCAATAAATCTTCCTGTGTTTGATCAATCATCACTTGTAATCGTTCTTTATGAGAATCATTTAAGTTTTTCTTAGTTACCTTTTTAGGCTTAACTTCATTTAGCTTACTGTCTTGTGATAAAGCAGATTGAGAAAAAGAAACTCCTTCTGTATATGCATTCGTCACTTTCTCAGTAGCTAAAGGAATTGCTTTTCTTTCAAGATCAGAAAACACAGATTGAATTTCCGTGTTCACCGATCTTTCCAGTTGTAACATTTGAGTAGCATTAATAGTAGGAGGCAAACGAATTAGCCTCATCAATGCCTGAATTATTAAAGCCCACGCTACAACATACAATGCGTCAAAATCATCATTTTCTGTTTCGTAGGTTTCAGGGACTTGTTCATACTCATTCATTTACCTCACTCCTTTTAATCTTCTAATAGTTCTGCTAATAAATCTTTTTCTGATTTCTGTTCCTTAACTGTAACTGTCTGTTCTGATTTCTCAGTAAGAACACCGTATGTCTTAAGTGACATTTCTAAATAACGTGAATGTCCTCTTACAGAAGGGTCTAAAGTTTTTTTACGTAAAACTTGTAGAGTTTCAGCTAAATAACTTTTGTGAACATCCATCGCTAAATCATTTTTATAAGCTAGATATTCCTTACTTCTGTTCCAGTTTCCGATAGTGTTTCTGTGAACGCCTAACTCATCAGCAAGGGCTTGCTGAGTAAGTTCAGGCATTTCAACTTGAATTAATGCACACTTCTTTTGTAAATCAGTTAGTGCCATTATTTATCACTCTCTTTCTTAGGTTCTTCTTTTGCAGAATCATCTTTTTTAGAATCATCTTGTTTCTGTTTGTTATCCTTTTTATCATTAGGATTTTCAGCAGGTGCTTCTTGATCTTCATTGAATACAGAAGGGTCACCAACCATTAACATAGCTTCTTCTTTTTCTTCATTGATACGATCAATTTCAGCCTGTGCTTGTTCCTCAGTCAATCCGTCCATAATCATTAATGCTGTTTTCTGTGATAATGTTTGACTACCGTTTGTACGAATTGCCATGCGGTTAGCGATTTCAGTATCATCAGTTGGAAGCCCCGTAAGCATTTTAATTTGTGGTACTGTTAACTCATAATCTACAATACTAGGATTAGCATACGCTTCTAGCATTTGTGCAATCATGTAAACACGTTTTAACCCATCTTCAAAGAACAAACGTTTACGGTTAATTTTTGCTAGTAAACTATTCATTCTCCACTTGATTGATAGACCACTATTTCCACTTGTACCGCCTGAACTGTCTTTTAATCCGATAGCCACGGCTGGAATTTCAGTAGTTGACATTAAGAACTCTAGTAACATATCTAACTCTTTCATAGCTTGATCTAATTGAGGGTTGCTATTTGTTACGTATTGTGGTATAATATCTTCTTTTCCCATAACCTCGAAAACTTTATTTAAGGCTACTTGGAAGTAAGAGTTTCCTTCTGAGTCCTCTTGTAATAATCCCGTAGGAACAGCCAACGCAGGGTCAGCATGTTTATCTAGTATTCCGGCAATCTGTGAAATTCGATTATTGATTTCATCAAATAGTGAAATATGTTCTGAAATATCGTCTTGACCTTGCCAATCAATTCCATCATTGTAGTTAGCGATATGCACCACTAAAGGTACTGGAACGCCCGTAGCTTCTTCTTCGTAACCACTTGCAATTTCATCACCGATTTTAAACTGGTGAATTGAACCGTCTCTATTCGTCATAAATACAAAGATTTCAAATTGACGATAGACGATCTTTCCTGCATAGTGACTTTCAACATACAATGTCCATTTGTCACTATTCACGTCTTGAATAGGTTCTGCAACATGGTAAGCTACGATTTTACTTTTATCAAACGGGCTTGTTTGTGGGTAAACCTTACGTGGGTCAATAGCTTCAATAATAATTCGTTTAGGGTCAAACGTTTCGGGAAATGCCCCGTTGTATTCTGTTCCATAACGAATCTTGAAGAAACACTCTCCCATAACAGCAGATTTCAAAGCTTGCTGATAAAACAATCGATTCAGGTTATTTGTTTGTGTAATACGGTCAATCGCTTCTTGTTCTTTTGATTTAGCTTCTTTACCACTGGAAATAACAGGTGATTCACCAAACAAAAAGTCTGCCGATTTCCTAGTAATCAGACCGGCAAAGTTGGCACTAACATACATTTCATTTTTTGTAACAGATTCTTTGAAAATGTCTTTATGATCGCCTTTAACTAACTTGTCATTACGCTTATATTTGAAAATACGTTCCTCATGATCGACTAAAGGAAAATATTCACCTTTTACAAACAAGTCTTGTAATTCCATTAATCCTTCCTCCTTAAATTAAAAAAGAGTCAGTAAGTTAAGTTAACTTACCAACCCTTAGGTTTATTTTGAAACATTCGTTTTCTGTGATTTCCTGCTAACTCTACGCAACTAGCTAAAGCATCCGGTAAATCATCATGATCTGAACCTTGTCCAAATAATTCCAATTGTTCAATCAATAGTCTATGTTGACGTTTAAATCGAATCATGCCAGCCTCTACAAGTGGTTCAAGTGCTTCAATACGAATCTCTTTTTTCGTCCGTGGATTGTATTGTTTTAGTCTAGTCTTGAAGTAAGATCGCTTTGACAGATTTACTTTTAGTTGCTGGAACATTGACCATTGGGCTTGTATCGTTTCTACTCCAAAGGTGTGATGTTCGTATTCTAGTACTTTCTGTTCACAGATTTTTAACGCTTCATGCATATTAACTTTTCCAGCATAAGCATCTAACACATAAAAGACACCAGTTCTTCTATCTCGACCTAATGTAATTATTGCGTTATAATCTCCTTTACCGGTAATGGCAATGTCCCAAAATCCATATAAATCCATCGGAATTAAACGCCCGTGGTCATCGTATAAATCTGCTTCATCGTACCAAGTGAAGTACTCAGGTTTAAAAATTGCATCTTCATCAGAGTAAGGTAAGTTAAGGTACTCAGAGTTAAATGCCCTTGTTCCAACATTTACCTTTTCTTGAATGAGTTTATAATAAGGCATTCGATCTTCCCATAGTACAGACTGCCCTTTGTCCATTTCTTCTTTATTCGAGAAGTAATAAAACTCAGCATCGTCTTTACGATTAGGATTATCTACGTCTCTATAAATACGTTCGTATTCTTCCCACATATCCACGTTATCCGGTGGACTAACAATAGCCGAATATCTCTTACTGGTGAAATCGGCACGTTGCATTACATACGGAAGTAACCCGTTTGGATTTACTAATGTTCCCATGTAGATAAACGCAGTTCGTTGTGGGTCACCTAAAGGGTTAATAACCTTTGTATACCAAGTTAAGTTCTTCTGCCTTAACTCAGGTGTATTTGTGTTCTTCTCACTCTCTAAATCGTCCAATACCAACAAATCCGGTCGGTTATTAAGGAATTTCATTCCGCGTAATTGTTTTTGAGTTGAACCGATAGCTACCATTATGTTATTCTTAGTGACGAATTTATCAGAGTTATCTTTCTTATTTCCTCTACTATTCTCGTCCATTAGTTCGCCAAAATCTTCACGTAACTTAGCATTATGTTTTAATTGGTTATTTACATAATCTGCAAACAATCTAGCACCGTCCTGAGTCTCAGAAATGATAACTATAAAAGATCGCAAATTGTAAACAATATTATAGATTGGAAACATATTACTTAAATAGGTACTTTTGGCATGACCACGAGGCACCGACCAAGCAATACGATCAGTTACGTTAACTAACAGTGAGTTAAGGTAGCCTGTAAGTTCTTGATGAAATTTAGGTGCATCAAATATACTTATCCCTGCTGGAATTAAATTGTTTTCATTCTCAGGGTTTTTATCGTCACTGAAATACTCATACATAAAATCAAGTGTACTAGTCCAGCATCTTAAGATACGTTCACATTGTTTAAGTTCAGCTTTCATTTCTACAGAACGTTCTAGTACTTCTCTTGAAAGTTCTTTTCCTTCTTTGACTTTTTGCTTTACGATATTTAGGAAATCATCTAACTCTTTATAGCGATTTTGCCACTCATCGTAAGTCTTACCCTTTACTTTTCCTATCACAGTCACTATAACAACCTCCTTATTATTGAACTGTGTAACCCTTTCTATTAAATGGGTTTA